CAAGACTAGCAAATGCATTAAAATCCCAGGAAACTGGGGGCGTTGGTGCATATACACGTCAGTCTTACTCCAGTAGTGCATGTGGTGCATATCAGTACATGCCTGGAACATGGAACAAATATATGGGATACAAAAATGCATGCGACGCTCCTAGTTGGGTACAGGATATGAGAATAATTCATGAACTTGAATTTAATTATGCCAAGTACCATGACTGGAGAAAAGTAGTAGCAGCACATTTGTTACCATCAAGAGCTAACAATATGAAAACTTGGAATAAAAAAGTTCCAGGAAATCCTACTGTTCAGCAATATGTAAATTCTGTTTTCAATAAGGCGAACATCACATTAGCATGATGAAAGTTCAAGTCTTTTCAGAATATAACAAAATAGCAGAGGCAGGCAGGGCGAAAGCCCTGACCTGTCCTATGCATGAAGATGCGATCTTTAGTCTCTATCATAAAATTGATGAACATGATACAATAACTTTAGAATGCTTTGCATGTTCGTATAAAATAAAAGTTGGACATCAATTATACGAAAACATTAAGAAAGTCGTAGAACGTGAATCAATTACCGAATAACTATCTAGATTACTTAGATAAAGGCTACGTTGGATTAGTCAATACAATGGGCACAGATATAGATATAGCAAATGCTGCAAGAGTATCTTATAATAAACAGTCTTCTACAAATCCCGACGGGACATTGAGCAATCGGGATGAGAAGCTTATAAAATTTCTTTGGGATAATGACCATACATCACCTTTTAGACATGCTGTAATGTCATTTGAGATATATGCCCCATTAATGGTAGCAAGACAACATTGGAAATATGCTGTAGCCTCAACATTTGTAGATGATCAAAATGGCTGGAATGAGTCGTCAAGGAGATATGTTACTGAAAATGAAGAATTTTATCTACCTTCCCCAAATTCTTGGAGATCTGCCCCTGAAAACTCAAAGCAAGGATCAGGGAAGCCTGTAGAAATGCCCGTAGGGGCCTATTACAGCGACAAATTGACGGAATTGGTATCCTACTGTGAAGTTCTCTATAAAAAGGCCTTAGAAGACGGAATAGCACCAGAACTGGCTAGATTATTTTTACCTGCATATGGAATGTACGTCCGATATCGCTGGACAGTGAGTTTGCATGGAGTAATGAACTTTTTAAATCAACGTTTACCTCATGATGCTCAATATGAGATACAGGCTCTGGCAAAAAGAGTGAGCGAATTGGCAGAAACACAATTCCCAAATTGTTTGAAATTGATAAATGGCTCAAGTTTGGATTGATAGAGCCTATATAGAGCCACATGATGATGATATTGATCAATATGCGGTTGAAATTTATATAAATAGCGATAAAAAAGAAATTTTGGCGGGAAAAGTTGAAATGCGTCCTAGATCTTGGGTCTACCTAGAGTATAATGAAGATAAGGACCTTATAATCAACAATTCGCCAGGAATGGAAGAAATTAAATGGGATCATATAATACACGAGACGCTAGGACATATTGATGAGTGAAGCTATAGATAATATACGTGAGCTATTGGGAGCTATATTTATACAAGAACAAAGAAATTATGATATGTTGTCCATTATTGCAGATAAACTAGGTGCAGATGCTAAGGGACTTAGCCATTTGCACGAACAAGGACAAGTCCTTGCTCCTCCCCCGTCTTTTATATTTGAAAATGAAGATTTGGAATTTGAAAATAATGCTTAATGCTAAAGAATCTAGAGAATTTATAGATAATTTAAAAAGTGCTTGTAGTGTATGTGGATATAATAAGAATCCTAGAGCATTAGAGTTCAATCATTTAGATCCCGCCACCAAATATAGAGATAAAAATGGTAAATCTGTGGATATTGCACGTATGACACTAGCTTCTGGCAAAGATTCTAGGGTTAAAACACGATATTCTATGAAAACTATACTTGCAGAGATAGAAAAATGCGAATTACTATGTGCAAATTGCCACAGAGAAAAAACTCATCCTGAAAGTAACAGATTTTAATTATGCCTAGACGTTATTTCGCTGAATTTTATTTTTCTAATAAAAGAAGATATACAAATAGACATCGTATACAGTCTACATATAGAAATAGACTAATGGATTCTATTAGAAAGTTTTTTCATCTCCCGCCAAAAAATCAAATTTAATCAAAATGTTAATGGAGTTTTAATTTGTATGATACACATCTCAGAAAATAAAATTAAAATTTTTTAGCGAGCCCGAATGGGCGGGGAAATGTGACCAGTCTCACAAAGAAATGACCACGACACGCCGTGTTTAGACTTGACTTTTCCGATTTTCTATGCTATAATACTTGTATTAAAGAAACTTGATAAAGGTTATCAAAGTTAGAAAGGGTCAAAATGACTAACAGAGTATATGAAAATAGTGGAATTACCATTAACGAAAATGAATTACATATGTGTCCAGTATGTGAGATTAGAGTCTTCACAAAGTATCACACTAAGTGTGACTAAGGTCACATAGGCTAAGCGTCTCAAATGATGAGATTACTGGCAAGTAACTAGATAAATGTCAGTCCCTTAGTGTATAATACTAGGTATAACTAAATAAAGAAAGAAATCCTGTGAGCCTGTTGAGCCTACCAAATAAGACTAGAAATAGTATGAGCGTAGCAAATAAACAGCAAATAATCAGGCAAGGAAATAGTTAGCACAAGGCTAACGAATTAAAGAAAGGTGGTCACATAATGACTACATTAAATAACTACTATAATGAAATCCGTACCGAAATCGGTAAAGAGTTTGGTCTAGAGGTTCTAGGCTATGGCGTTAAGGATACACGTATCCCTGTGCGTATAGCACAACGCATTAACGCTAAGTATCCTAGTGAAATGGGTACATCTCGTTTCACTACTACACTTAATCCTAAAGCGGTACTAATCGCTAAGCGTTATCGTTCACTAGTAATGGGAGTAAAATAATAATGACAATAACATATTCACTATGGCAAGGTAGTAACCTACTATCAGTAGGTAATAAGGCTAATAAGCCTGAAGAAATCCTAGCAGTAATAAAAGAATTAGAAAAATTAGGTAAAGGCTTTACCTATAATATTAGAGAGGTAGATACTAGTAAATGAATAGACTACTTACTACACTAGTCCAGCTATTTATCGGATTACCAGCCCTATATATGGCGTACCTTGTATATAGGGATCTTAGGGATAGCGGTCTATAGCGACACGCCCGACAGGGGCGGGGCGTGTGGTGTAAATCACAAAAATAAATATGCGACACGCCCGAAATATGGGTCAAAATGTCAGTACCCTATGCTATACTTCTAGTATAAAGAAAGTTAAGAAAAGTTCTTAACGAGAAAGGTCAGAAAATGACAAATAGAATATTTGAAAAAAGTGACAGCCTAGAAATGGCTGAATACCTAGGTTATGTAAAGTGCTCAAAGTGTGAGCGTGTTACAGCATGGGAAACATGCGTAATGTGTCGCTAATCACATTAGTTGAGCGTCTCAAATGATGAGATTACTCGCTAGTAACTAGCAAAATGTCAGACCTTAATGGTACAATTCTCGTATAACAAAAAGAATAGGAAATAAATAAATGTCATACACTTTCTCTTGGGAAATTAAAAACGAACTTTCACCTGCCGATTTTCTAACTTGGGAAATCGAAGAAGAAGAAACAGAAGATGAAACAAATTCAGTATTCATCTCTACTTCCGATTTCGACATAGACGAAATCCTATAAATTTGACAAAATGTCAGACCCTTATGGTAGAATAACTACTATAAACAACCTAACGAAAGAAGGAAAAAAATGGCTAAGCCAACGTACCAAATCGGTGACCTATTCACCACTCAGAAGTCAGCAGTTACAGGAACAATCAAGGAGATTATTCCAGTTAATTCTAACACCACTACTCTATTACTAGATGTAGATGGAGATGAACGCTACACTAGCGTAAAACTCTAATCAACAAGTGGCGAAAGTACAGCCACTATAAATAAGGGGCTAGAACCAACCTGAGCAAGTTGTAAAAAGGCTCAACCACTAACAAAAAGAAAAGGACAAAAAATGACAGTATCAGTTAAGCACAATTTAGAATTCGTAACAGAGTTTGATGAAACTAACCCAATCGCAAAACGTATGCTATCACTCTCTAATTCAGAGCAAGTAGAAATTCTAGAGGGTATGCTAAAAAATTTAGTAGCACCACATATTCAACCTCTCTTAGATGAAATAAATGAAAATGGTACATATGCTATACTAAAGGTAGCAGATTAAAATGATGACTCGTAAAGATTATGTCGCTACCGCCGAAATTTTAAATTCTTATGGTTCAGATATGAAACTAGAAGTGTTTGAAGATTTGGTAAATGATTTTATAGTAATGTTCGCAGAGGATAACGAAAGATTTGACTCAGATAGATTTTGGGAAGAATGTTTTAAAACTGTAAATCACGATTAAAAAAAAGAGCTGAGCAACTCTATAAACTGCTCCCACCTTTTTAGATCATAAAAAAATGCAATTTTTTGCCCCGCCCCCTGTGGATAACCTGTGGATAACCCATGTGATGAGCATCACAAAAATAGTTTCACGACACGCCCGAAAAACACCCTAAAATGTCAGTGGTCTGTGTTATAATTCTATTATAAAGAAAGTTGAGAAAGGTTCTCAATAAAGAAAGGTTATCAAAATGATGACACTAAAATATACAGCCGAACGAGTTGGTCGTTTCGGTGAAAACGAGCAAATTACAATGCTTGCTCTCCCTGTTAATAGCGAATTAGACGCTAACACTCATATGGACTCACAAGTTCGTAATGGTTGGACAGTTCTAGAAATGGAGTTAATTTAATGGCTAGTTTAGAAATTAAAATTAACGATAGTTTCGTTCCGCTTGAGTTTGCTCCAAACTCAGTTAAATTAGATTTAGAATGGGCTTTAATAAATAAAGTCGAAATGGTAGTTAAACAAACTACACCAACACCAGTTGGAATTTGTAGAGTTTGCGAATATGCACACGAAAATTTGTATTGCACAAATTGTTTTACAGGTGAGCGTGTTCGTGTTGGTGAAAGAAAATTTGCAAGAGTAATGCGATTGCATGAAATTTGATCAATTTTTGCCCCGCCCCGTTCGGGCGTGTCGCCACGGTGTGAGATTAATCACAAAAAATAAATTCCGACACGCCGTGTTTGGATTTGATTCTGTCAGTGCTATCTGCTATAATTCCATTATAGAAAGTTAAAGTATAACTTAAAGAAAGGGCATAAAATGTCACTAGAAATAATAAAGAGCCTGTATGTAGGCAAATTCTTTTCACCAGATTCCGTATTCGTGAATCATAAAATTGTAAATATCATCTCAATAGACGATGAATCTCGTACCGCTAATGTAGTTTTACAGCGTTATGTAATTGGTAAAGGTGCTAGCGTTTCTACAAATAGCAAGCAACTACTTAACGGAATCATCTCTTATGATGAATTAAAGAAAGTGAATATGTAAATGATTAAAGTTGGTGGATTAGGGCAAGAAATTGCCGTTTATTGTTTCGTGTGTTCTGGTAAAATGTCACACTGGGCGATTGCCTCAAATGGCGTTCGCTATGAGTGGCAATGTAAAGATTGCGAACTATCTCTTAAATCAGATAGATTTGGAAATGCTAAGTTACTAAAAGAAATGGAAAATGTATAAATGATAGCAATTAAATGTGATGAATGTAATGGAGCAGGTTTTTTATATTTCGGAGATGAAGATAATTTCGATGTAATGCCTTGCGATTGTAAAGATGAACTAACTTTAGATTGGATAAATAACTAATGATGACTAGAAAAGACTATGTGGCAGTGGCTAAAATTATTAACAACTATTTTAATTCTGCCGATCATCACGTATTCTTAACAGCAAATGTACACGATTTCTTAATTGACCCGTTTATTGAATTGTTTGAGAAAGATAATCCTAATTTTGATTCGCATAAGTTTTGGGAGGCTTGTACAAATGAATAAAGATATTTTTGGTTTTGCTAATGCAATTCAAGTTGATCATCTTACTAATGAACAGGTTGATGAAATTCTAAAAATGTTTGAGGATTAATTTCCTCAGCTTTTTAGCCCCGCCCCGTTCGGG